CAATGTAGTAGCCGGCAGCTTTGCCTCGAGCTATCTCAGTAGTAGCTGCGCTCGCTAGATTCCTACTGTCTTTCTTACCCTGGTCTCTAATCCTCGCAAGTTCTTCTAAGTGGCCTTCAAAACTGATGCCATATTTTTCTCTTACTTCATCTCTTAGATTACTAATGTAAGCACACACTAATGGAAATTGCTTTGGATTAGTTAATCTAGATGCTTGCACTGATGGGTGGGAAAGTCCCGCTCGTGTTGCGGCTTCTGTTTTAGAAACAGGAATGCCTTCTACTCCATAGACCAAGAGACTAGCAAATTTCATTTGCATCGGTGTTAGAAATTTATCCGGTCCAGATTTAGTCATATTCTTGACAATATATAACACTTAAACTATAAGCGCAACAGAATGGCGATTACAGGAAAGATTCTAAATCACGTCTTGAAAAAGTTCATGAAAGCTGAAGTGGCTCAAAACGCGAGAGTCCAAGTGGAGTTGCCTAACGGTGAAATCTACGACATGACGGATATCATGCTACTCGAGAACGTAGTGATTGGTGATAATGAGACTCATAGATTAGTTTTTAGATGTCGTAAACCTGTCCATAATCTGGGCAAAATCATCGGTAAATTATAAAGCGCATTAACATGGTTAGACCACCCATGACAGAGCGACAACTTTGGAGAAAATTAAAGAATGAGTCTAAGAGAATTACGTGGACAAGGCTGGAAAATTGGGCTTTATTCGGCACTCCTGATCTGTTGGGCTACGCTCCTAGTGGCAACTTTTTCACTGTTGAATTAAAGAAAACCACGTTAAGAAATGTTAACTTTGTGCGGTTCTCCCCGCACCAAATATCTTTCCACATTAAGCATAAAAAAAATACTTTTGTCCTGGTTGCTTGTACCCTGAAGCTTGGGGGCTTCCGCTTGTACCCTGGCTCCCGGATCCTTGAGCTTGTAGACTCCGGCTTGAAGCTTGAACCCTTAGCTTGTGGTCTTGGTTCCTGCATCCGGCTGCTTGAAGGCTTGTAGACTGATGTGTTGGCTCTGTCTCCTCCTTGCTTGTGCGTTTGTACTTTTTTGCTTTTTGCTTTTTTCCTGGCTTCATTCCTAGTGGATTTTATATTGAACTTCATCGACGTCTTTTGACCAGCATGCGCGACAGTCACCACAGTTGTTGCCCTGCTCAGGTGCCGGGCACACGTGACCAGCTCGCGGCGTCGTCACCACGGTGGACCAGTGCGGCCAGGCGTTGCCGGGCTTCGTGTCATTTTTTGCATTGCTTAGTCTAATAATTAAATTAGTTGGAATTATGTCTGGATCCAGGAATTGCAGGAGCTTGCGCTCTTGAGTCGGGAGCCAGTGCATCGTCTCCGGCGTAAGCTTGCAGACTTCGAATATATTTTTGAGATGCTGCACACTCTGCAGGTCTCCGCTGTCGTGCCATCTAAAAAATTTTTTTCCTTTAATTAAAACAGCCATTGCCTGGACCCAGTCGCGGTGACCGAGACTCTCCAGCCTCCGGGTTAATGCGTCCTTAACATTTGGAAAATTGTATCGGCCTTTGAATGCATAGCAGCCCCAGCACGGTGTGCCCGGGACCTGGCGCAGCTTCGCGCCTGTCTGGCACGCTCGGGCCGGCAGGTTATAGCTGCCTTCTGGCATCTTGCCAGGAGCTGACAGCCCTCCGGTGATTTCTTTGGCTTCTTTTTTATTCATAATCTTATAATATCCCAGAGCTTGCGGCCTGTCAACTTTGACGCTTGTGCCCTGACTCATCAGGGGCGGGCCCACCCGCTTGGGAGCTTGGAACCTTGTCCCTGGATCTCCAACCTCCCGGCGGTGTATTTTCTTTATTGATTTTCTTTATTAGTTTTTTTAACTTCATGCCGGTTGGCCAGTCACCTGCAGCCAGGCGCCATCTCGTAACACTTGAGACACGTCGGTAGCCCAGACGCTGCCATGCTCGTCGAACATGCCAATTTCTGAACCCTTGGACCAGATCAGGATGGTACGCTTCAGCCCGCGTCCCTGCTTCGGGGACTCGATGAGCTTGCCAGACACTGGCGTGCCCAGCTGTGTGGTCCTGATTTCGTCATTTTTTTTAAGGTCTTTATATTCTACTTTCATTTTCACCTTCTTTTATTTCTGCTTCTAGTTTATTGATTGTGCTTCTGATGTTTACTTCTAACTTATAAAGCGCGATCACTTGGCCGCGCAAATAAGTCAAATCGATTGCTTTTTTTATATCTGTCATGTTTCCTTTATTGTTAGCGCTGGCCCTGAGCTGCCGCCCAGAGCCGGTGGATACTTTCACAAATTTATTGCACCGGGAAAATATCAAACGAGGGCAAGATCCCACTATATCCCAGAGCCCTGGAGCTGTCAACTATTAAATTTTTTTCTTTTACTTTTATGGGCGGGCCCACCCGCTTGAGGGCTTGAGAGCTTGAGAGCTTGAAGACTTATTGATTATTTTTTATTTTTTTTATTGGCCCGGGCGCCGAGGCGCCCGAAGCCGGAATTTTATTTGACTTCCGCCGGGCCGTCAAATGGTTTGGGGCTGATAGTTGGGCCGTGAATTAGTTTCAATACGGTTTCGCCATATTTACAAACATAATCCATGGCTACACTAGTAGCGTCCTTGTAGTCGCGCTTGGTAGCTAACGGTACAACTATTTCATATACCGATTCTTTTACTACTCTTACGCGGTAGAATTTTTCATCCTTATTCTTAGGCATGAAACCTCCAATTAAAATTAAACATAATCCCACTATATCCCAGGTCCAGGAATAATGCAACAACTATTTCTGTGGATAAGTAAAATAATTATCTTGACTTATCCCATAAAACCTGTTAAACTTGGCAGGTGGTTGGGGATGGCGGTTAATATATATTGGGCGGGCCCACCCTAAAAAATTTACTGGGCGGGCCCACCCGCTTGAAACCTGACTGGATTTGCGTGCGCGCGCGCTTGAAGCCTTACTCATCTTTTTTATTTTTTTTTGAATTGGCCAAGCTACATCGAGTACTGCTACTAGCTTGACCCCGGATCCATGTAGAGCGCCCGCGTCGGGCCATCACGAGTTGATCAAACTCTTCTCACATAGATCCGGGCTCAAGCTTGGAGATTAAAACCAGAATATAATCCAGAGGCCAAAAGCTACTGCGAAAATATTTAAAGCCCAAAGCCAAGTCGGCCAAAAGCTAAAAAATTCTCTTAAAGGTTTTCCATAAATTATCATAGAATATCTTATATTATATGTTGACTATTAATGTCAATAGTATAAAGTAATTTTTTTAACTGAAAGGATAAACAATGGCTAGACTAAGACTAAATCAAGAGTACAGAAATAAAATCTCAAATCGAATGAGAGTACATCTTGAACAAGAGAACACGCAAGAGAAAGAGAAATTTTTTCAGTTGCGTGAAAATATGAAACCTTTACAAGATGAAACTTGGAAACTTGCTAAAGAAATAGTTGGTCGTCACTATACACCCGAAGATATTAAAATGGCTTATCATTTACAAAATAAGTTTGAAAATGTGGACACTATTGCAAAAGATAGTTGCTTTCATTTTGGTTATCAAGGTCAAGTCGAAGATCGAGATAACGAGGACAATGTAGTTATGAAAGATAAATACATTGAAAGTCATTTTGACTTTAAATTAAATGGCAACATCAATGGTCAAGAAAGTGGTCGGCAAAATGATTTTGCTTATGCCATGTATCGTGATGAGTTAAAAGGTCGAGAGGGTTGCAATCCCGATATTAATATCGAGCAAAAAGATAATCAATCAAATCCACATTGGACTAAGATTGATGACGCAAATGAAAAATATCTTGGACTTGGAAGTAGTGGTCGTGAGAGTGATGACCATATTTCATTTTCAAAAGAGTGGAATAATGATTATGTCCTCGATTTAATTGGTAGAGAATATTGTCGAGATAGATCAATCAAATGTAAAAAAGAAGAGTATGACACTTTGATGATTTGGCAACAGGCTAAAGGTCAATTAATCATGGCACATGAAAAATGGATATCAAGTGTTTTAAATCAAGTTGGAAAAATAAAGACTTGGTTAAAATCTTGGAAGTATCTTGATGAGGCATTGGACTTTGCGAAGAAAGCAAAATGTAATATTGACGAGGCTGAAATTATTAGATGTAATTCAACAGGCTTGGCGATTTTCAATCCACAAAATTGTGCTGACTATCTTGAAAGCATGAAGAATAAAGATGTATCAAGAGAAGATAAAATCAAGGCAAGACTAATATACAATCAACAACAATCACAGAAATAATTATTTTTTCTAAGCATTGACATATCTAGGATAAACATTTAAAATCCTAGATATGTTTAACAATAATGAAAGGGATAATATGAACACTCCTAATAACAAAGTCTTTTTAGTTATTAAAAAGACTTCTTGGAACGATGGCGAAAATTGGTTTGATGTCGCTGAACATTCCGAACAAAAAGAAAGAGCAGAACAATGTATAAATGCTCTTAATACTTTAAATGATGATAAGAAAGTATCTTATTTAGTTTGTGAGGTTGCTAGTGAAAATAAATAAAGCAATCTTTTATATTAAGTATTACGCAGATAAACATAAATGCGTAATTGAACGTAAAGCAACTCTTGACGAGAATTGTTTTGAGGGACACCATAAAAAATTCGGCTATCCATACAAAAGATATATTGATGTATGGGCAACTGAAGAAGTAAACAATGGTCAACCTCAATACAGAACGGCAAGTAAATCTTGGGAAATAAATCAAACCCAAACTTTAAACCAATGAAGTATTGTCAAGGAACAAAGTGCCACGAATACAAAACTAAAGATCGTATTCGTGGTACGAAAGGACAGAAACATTATGCGACTAGACGCAGATCAAATATGTATTATGGCAAGGGAAATTTCTGTTGCCAAACTTGTTTATATGATTGGATTAATGAACACATTGAACACGCATTAAATCATTTCGGCAGATTAACTGAACCGAAGAAAGTATTGTGTGATCAGGCTTGGTATAAGAGTTATGATTGGCGATCAAATGGTGGATCAATTCATTTCTTGATTAATGATTTACTTGGTGAACGCATTACAATTACTGAACAACAGTATCGAGACAATAACATAACAACACCGAATAACTTATCCCAATAAGTTAAACAGGACAGGGCGAGAAATCGCCCTGTTTTAAATATCGTGTCAAGATAAATCTTATAATCTCCCATGTTATTATTGCATAGCTCAGGCATCAGCTAATCAGGGGCGGGCCCACCCCTAAACTTATAGAGGTACCAGAGGGCGGGCCCACCCGCCCTCCGGGCTTACCCCCCACCCCCTTAAACAAGAAAATAGGGGTCCCAACTTTACCCTTTATTGCTTAATTCAGACAGCCATGGTATTGGTTTTATAAACGGTTCTATATGATAATCGCTGACGAAAAATTTATAAAAAAATTACCACTAGCCGAGCAGAAGGAGTATTTACATGCTCTTGCAAAGGCTGATCAAACAGAAACCAGAACTAAGGTCTCAGAGAATTTTTTAGATTTTATCCAATACATTTGGCCTGAGTTTATAGGGGGTCGTCATCACGAAATTATTTCTGAAAAATTTAATAAGATCGCTTCTGGTGAAATTAAGAGATTAATTGTGAATATGCCTCCACGGCATACAAAATCCGAATTTGCATCTAACTATCTACCCGCTTGGATGATTGGAAAGAATCCAAAATTAAAAATTATTCAAGCAACCCATACAGCGGAATTGGCAATACGTTTTGGAAGAAAAGCCAAGCACGTTATTGATTCCCCTGAATACCAAGAA